AGCGTTGGGGAATCGGGCAGGCCACACGCGGACAACATAGCCGCGCTCAGGGAGCACGTTGTAGAGGCTCATCTCGGTCTGCGGGGTGCCCAGGTACGTGATGACACCGCCAGGGACCAGCACCGCATCGAACTCCTTCACCGCTTCAGCCAGCTTGTCACGCATGGTCTGGGTCAGTGCGTTGTTCGGGACCTCAACGTCATCCGCGATGATGTGCGTAGCGCGGCCACCAGTGAGCTGGCCAGTGATGCCCACCGAGCGAACCGAGGGGGCCTGGTGAGCTGACGAGGGGCCAACGTCGAACGCCACGATGGAGTCCCGCTGACCCTCACGTGGCTTCAGGTGTTGCAGTAGCGGCATCTCAGCGATGAGCCGCTTCACGAACACGGAGAATGCGTCAGCGCGGCCCTTCGATGCGGACACCACCAGAATGCGTTCTTCTGGATTGCAGTACAGCAGCCACAGGACATAGGCAGCCGTAATCCAGCTTTTGCCGATGCCCCGGAATGCCTCCACGATGCGCCGCTTGGGGCCGTGCTGAAGGAACCGGGCGATGTCGTACTGGACGGGGGTTGGGGTTGGCAGGTTGAGGTGCTGCCACACCAGGAAGAGGAAGTTTCTGAAGTCTTGCTTCAGGGGGTCTACTGCTTCGTCTGTCATTGACTCCAGGAAGCGTTAGGAGGCCGCACACGCCTCTGGAAGGGATTCCCTAGTGGAAGCGTGTGGGTAAAAGAAGGGAGCCCCGCAGAGAGGCTATAAATCAGCCGGATGCTGGCTGCCGGTACTCGTCATCCTCACCTTCACCGCCAGTGTGGCCAGGGAAGGGAAGAACGGATGCGAGGTTCTGGAGGGGCTTGTTGGCGCTCGGGATGGCTTCGATGCCGTTATCCTTCAGGAAGCTCTTGGCCACGTTTGCGATGGCTGCGAGGCCCTTCAGGTCTTCCGGGTCGGTTGCCCCGTCGTAGGCCTTGATTGCCTTCGTGAGTGCTGTAGCGATGAGCCCGTGGAGCTCGTTGAGTGCTTCCTTAGATGCCTGGCTCATTGTGGAGTCTCCCCAGCCATGCCGAGCTTCTTGCGTACCAGGTCTTCCAGGAAGTGAGTCCCGAAGATTGCGAAGGCTGCGGACACACCGCAGACAGCTTCGATGGGGAGGTTCGGGTAGACAGCCACGACAGCGGACGCAGCCATGCTCAGGCCGGAACCGACGATGACGCGGCCGGTAACCCGCTTGATGTTCATGGGTTCACCGTCAGACAGCAGCTTGCCCAGTGTGATGGCTGCGCCGATTCCGGCGAGCGTGATGAGGGTCTTCGTATGCTCTGCGAGTTGCATGAGATTTGCGCGTGCGGAAATGAAAAAGGCCCCAGCAGAATTCACTACTGGGGCCGTGGAGGGAGGTGAAGCGTTATGCCGAGCGGATAGCGCCGATGATGTTGCTGGACATCAGCCGTGCTCCGTACTCGTTGGGGTGAAGACCGTCCGATGTGAATACCATCGGCGGGATGCCACGCAGCAGCTCATAGTTATCGATGAAGTCAATGCTGCGAGACTTCGCGATGTTCTTTAGCTGGTTGCGGATGTCAGCCATAGAGCCCCAGTACGTCGGGGGTCCGTCGTTCATTGCAGGGTTTGCGCACATGATGACAGCCTGGCAGCCGTCCGGCATCAGGTCAATCATGCGGGGGAGCTTGTTGGCCGTGGAGGACTGGCTTGGGTAGTTCGGGCCGGTGCCAGCGATGCGGTCATTCGTGCCGAGCTGGAAGAAGCAGAACGAGTCCTTGAAATCCAGCGCGACACCCTTTCCGAAGCTGTTGTTGGTCGGGTAGGTCGATGCCGATGCGTAGTTGAATGCCACCAGGCCTTCCATGTAGAAGCCGATGTGGTTCACAGAGTCAGCAACGTTTTTGATGGTGACGTTAGCCGTACCTGCCGGGAAGCGAACCAGCCGAGACATCCCATAGGCGACCGCACCAGCGGACGTGAAGGTGTCAATCTGAGTCCCATCAGCGAACACCTGGATGGCAGCTCCGTTGTTGATCTGGCTGTAGCCAATCAGCAGCGAATCGCTACCGGCCGGAATCGGGCAGGTAACCGTATAGACACCGCCAACGTACATATCAAGCTGAACTTGCTGCCCGGTGGCGCTGGACGGCGCATTCACGGTGGTCTTCGCTACCGTACCGGTGCCAGCGATGGAAGCTCCGTACTCGCTCTCCACCTTCTTGAGGGCCGGGTACGTGACCTTAGCGGTCGGGAAGTTGAACATCCAGTACGTGTGCGAGGTCGCCCCGTTGATGCCCTGGTTCTTCACGCGGATTTGTTTCGGGACCTCGATGGCACCGGCATACACTGATGACGTGCTGGTCCCATCGGCTGGCGGAATGAACTCAATCTTGATCGCCGCGTTACGTGCAAACGTGAAGGAGTGGTTCCGCTTGTAGTTGAAGAACGGATTCACTTGGCCGAGCCGCGTGGCGTTCATATCGAACGGAGAGCCGGGCAGCAGGGAGCCCTTCACAGAGACGTTGTAGCGGTCGCTGAACGTCGTACCATCAAAGACGAAGTTGAACTGCTCACCGGTCATGGTGAACGAGATGGACCCGAGGCCACCCGGAGCAACCGTAAAGCGCCGCTGAGAGCCCGTCACTGAAGCAGGGCTGTCATAGCTGATCTGGCTTGCGTTTCCGGATACAGCGTAGGTGAACGGGCCGACATCGAGAAAGGCCAGCTCAATGTTTCGCGTGTGCGTCGTGATTGCCTGCCCGTTGCCAGCTCCAGCCGTCGCGTAGGGCCAATCAGCGTTGGCCGTGGTGACCGCATAGGACGGCCCGAGCGCTTCTGCGAACCAGCGCTTCATGTTGTTCACGTAGCTGCCAGTCGCGGCGTTGTCCCGTGGGTCCCCGAGCGTGCCGTTACGGGGGTCCGTTGCTTCAATCCCAGTGACACCGCTGCCCCATGTAATGGAGTCCCCCGCGAAGGTCACGCCTACGAGCTGGTAGAGCGGATCAGCGATAGCATCGGAGAGAGCGCGGAGCTGACCACCGTAGCGTGACCACGCCCCTGTACGTCCAATCGATGCTGGCTGCTCATCCGTCCAGCGAATCTTCCCACCCACCTTGAAGCCCCCGTTGCGGTAAATGTTTTGTGTGGGGATGGCCGCTACCGCGTAGACCTTCCCTTGGAGATTCACCGTGACGTTCTTGAACCGAGTTTCGAGCTTCGAGAACGCAGCGGTGTCATCCGTAGATCCATCGCCAACCGCAAAGTCAGTCGCTGCCAGCGCATCCCGCATCTTGTCCTGGAAGGTTCGGGTAAGCGCCCCAACGCCATCCTGGATGAACGTCCCGGTGCCGCTGCCCGAGCCTGCCATGATGGACTCAGCATAGTGCTTCGCGGTGTCCAACGTGACAGCATCCCCGGCCGTTGCGAATGAACGCACGCCAGCATCCCCAGAATCAGCGTATGCCTTGGAAGCTGCCGTAACTGCTGCGTCACCAGCATCTGTGTAGGTTCGGTCCGAGGCCGAAGTGCTGTCTACGTATGCCTTCGTGGATGCGTCATTCGGGTTGATCGGAGCTCCGACATTGACGATGCGATTGCCGAGCGCATTATACATTCCGGGGAACAGGAACCCGAGCTTGGTCCCAGCCTCATCCAGCGTCTCCTGCATGCAATATAGGAGCTGAAGCGTCTCCAGATTCAGGTCCGATTCAGTGAGTGTCGATGCGTCCTGATACGTAACCTCGGCAGGGGTCTTCGGAGTGTTCCGGCGGATTTCTACCGTGGACCCTACCGGCGCATTGACACTGATTGCGCTGGAGTTGATCCAGGAAAACGCGCCCGTGGGCACGTCATTGATCCGCACCTCGATGTGGCTCTGGTCGAGATACGGGAAGGGCACTGCATAGGGCGTTGCGGAGCCCGTTCCGGGATTGGAAACGCGAGAGTACATAGATGCCTTATGGGGATGCCCAGGAGCGGGCTGGATGTGGACTAGCTACGTGGCTTGATTAGCCACCGTGCAAACTGGGGGTTGTCCTGAAGGACACCGATGAGGCCCGATGCTGCGGCCAGCACGAACTTCTCTTCCGTGGCTTCGGGGAGCTGAACGCCCATGCCGTAGAGGACCGCGTGAAGGAGCTCGTGTAGCACCGTGTCAGCCTCTTCGCACTCTGGAAGGCCATCACGGATGTCAATGCGTTGCTCCCCGCGATGGCAGAGGCCATACACATCGGGGAGCTGTTCCTCAGGGAGATACGAGATGTCGTATCGTTTCCCCAGCACTCGAACGCGCCGGGGCCTTACTGCTTTACTGCCCGCCATCTTTTAGTTCTGAATGCGGGGCTTGTACTTCGGGAAGTTGCTGCTAATCATGTCGTTCACGTTGCGCATTCCGAACAGGTTCCCTCCAGGGATGGAGTACAGCGCATCTCGCATATCCTTCTGGGTGACCACATTGGTGCTGAACGGGTTCACGTATGTCCCTGCAACCTGACCAGCCGACATCATCCGCATGGCTTGCGTCATCGACGGAGTGATGAACAGGTTCCTGTTGTCGGTGTTGGCAGTGCCATTCGTGAACAACGTCTGACCACCGCTGATGGGGTTGTAGACGGTCTCCATCAGGTTCGGCATCAGACCCAGTACAGGCATGCGCGGAATAGCGCCCCACGCGATTGCGGCAGGAGACAGCTTCTCAGCAAGCTTATCCGGGTCGTGTGCGTAATTGATGGAGTTCTGGAGGGAGTACTCCAGGGCCGCTCCGATGAACGAGTAGGCCCACTGAACGAACGTCGTGCGGTCCCTGTAGTAGAGGCTCTTCAGGAACTGCTTGGCGTGACCCGCGATTACGAAGGTCTTGAGCTCGGTGAAGATTTTCCCCACCGTGGTGTGCATGAACGGGATTGACTCGCCAATGTCGTGGTCCTGAATCGCATCGCGAACCTCACGGGAGATGAGAAGCTGGAACTTGCTGTACGTCTCAGGGCGCTCAGCAGCCCACCGCTCATAGTCGATAGCCAATGCTGCGCCGGTCTTCGGGTCCTCAGTGGTGTACTTCTTGAGGGCCGCGTGGACATCCGGCTGGTCATCGTAGGAGACCCCGTTGTGGGTCATCCGCTCCCGCTGCTTCTCCGTCATCTTCACCCGCTCAGTCGCGAAGTCCAGATGCTTCTGGGCCATCATCCTGGCGGTCAGCAGGCGGGACGCCGAGGTGACATGCGAGTTTCCTGAGAGGTGGTCCACCGCATGAGACAGCGTGTTGCTCGCGTTCTCGAAGCGGGTCAGCCCGCGGTCATACGTGTAGTCAGAGATTTCATGCTGACGTGCATAGGACGCCACGTGCTCACGGCCGAACCCGGTGATCATCTCGATGTCCCTGACGAGCCCCAGCGAAGGCTGATGACCAGCGCGGAAGCTCCTGAGGATGCCCATGAAGGTCGGCATGTGGAGCCGCATAGCGCGCATCGAAGACAGCGCAATGGCGTTCTTCATCTCCAGTGATGCCATCAGGCCAAGCTGTCCCAGCATCGTGGAGCGGGTTACGGCACGCATAGCGGTCAGGAAGCGGTCTGCACGGTTGAAGCTCTGGGTGGACATCGGACGGCCGGTAACGTGGTCGTAGAGGTCCTGAGCGAACTGCTTGTTGCGGTTGAACTTCTCCGCGCTCTGCGTCATCGACGCGTTCTCTTCGTGCCACTTGTCAGCTTCCCGCATGTACCTCATGAACTCGGCACGGGACCGGATGCCAACCTCAGCGAGCGCCAGATGACCGCCCATCGAGTTCAGGTAGCGGTCCACGAGGACACGTGAGTCATTCTCGAAGAGGTCAGACAGCTTGAACGTGGAGCCGTCAGACATGCGCTCCATGTGGTTCTCATCCAGTGCGAAGCGGTACTTCAGCGCGGGAGCCTGCCCAGCATCGCCAGCCTTACCAGCCTTGCGGTCAAACATCAGGTCCACCAGCGAGTTCACCTCGTGGTCACTGAGGCCCGCCTTACCGAGCTCATCGCGGAGCGTAACGAGGTCCTTGGAGTACAGGTGAATGTCCTGCATCGCGTGGCTGAACTCCAGCTTCATCACCGCATCCATGAAGCTCTTGGCCTTGGCGATGTCGCCTGTAAGGCCTGGGACCTGGATAGCGTTGGCCACTGCCTGATACAGGTCGCTCCCGTACTTGGCGAATGCCTCACGGATGTTGTCCTGACGCCACTGGCGGTTCACGTAGCGGGGGTTGTCCGGGATGTTCTCCGCACCAGCGACTTGAGCCTTCTCCAGGCGCTGCCGCATGTCCGCGTAGAAGTCCGTCATGGACTTAGCCGCGCGCTGGAGCTGCGGAGCAATGTCCTGGTTCGCATGAAGCACGTCAGTGTCCCCACGGGCCACACGCGCGACATCCTCATAGAACTGGCGGTGGAACCCGATGGCTTTCGAGAGTGGCAGCTTGCGCGCCTTGACGGCTTCGTCATATGCTCCACGCGCTTCCATGTGGAACCGGCCACCGAGCTCACGGCGGTACTGAGACTTCAGCTCCGACGCAGACCAGCCCTGAGCCTCGTGCGGGTCGATGCCAATGGCGTCCTTGACGAGCTTGAAGCCGAGGAACTGGAGGTGAGGATTCTCCGACTGGTTGAGGTGCGTGAAGTAGTCCCAGCGGGTGGGGACCTTCTTCCACTTCGCCATTTGCGTGGACTGCTCCCAGAGGCCCTGGACCGGCGCAGTCTGAGCGGCACCGATAGAGCCGCCAAGGAACCCCTCAGCGGGCTTCGCTGCGGTGTAGCCAGGGGAAAGGTCATGGAGGTCCGAGCGGTTCACTGAGGCGGTCACTCCGGTCTCCGGATGCTCCACCGTCAGGTCGCCTGTCTTAGGATTCTCATCGACCACGCGGCCTTCGTTCATGCCCGTACCATCGTCCCACCAGACGGTCTCATGATGAAGGGCAGGGAGCTCGCCATCATTCGCACCGTCACGGGCCCACGGAGCGTCAACGCTTCCCGAGCCCTCAGCAGCGGCCTCTACGGGCTTCGCAGTGAGTTCTTCGGGCTTCTTGCCCAGCGCCTTAGCGAAAGCCTGCTGTATGGCCGTAGGGGCTTCCTCAGGGCCATTCACGCGCGCCAGTACGTCAGCTACGCGCTGGTCCTCAGATGCCTTAGCGATATGGCTGTCTACCGCCAGGTCTCGAGACTGCTGATCCTTCAGCGCTGCCTGCTCAGCGTCGTACTTCGAGAACGCCTCTTCGTACTGCTTGCGCTGCTCTGCGGTGAACTTCGGGCCGGTCGGTTCCGGTGCCTGCTCTGCCACGCCAGCGTCAACCTTTGCTGCCTGCTGGAGCTGGTCCACGTACTGCTTGAGCTGCGCCGCTTCCTCCGGAGTGAGCTCGTGGCCGGCCTGCTGCTTGGCCAGCGATGCAATAGCTGCATTCTCCTGCCCGGCGCGTTGCTGAAGCCGTACTTGCTCACGTGCGTGCAGGCCGATGAACGGCGCAGCGAATGCCATCGACATCACGCCAGCCTGGAGGACCCCGGCCGTGTCGTCTTCGAAGTTGTACTGCTGGCGAAGCTTCTCAGTCGCAGCCCCCAGACCGGCAGCGGTCCCGAGACCAGCCGCGATGGGGCGCAGACGGGATACTTCCTGAGCTGCTTGCGCTGCCGCGTTGATGCCTGCTGCTACACGAGCGCCCTGAGCTGCACCCTTGACCAGCAGGGAGGCCCCACCAGTGGCCCCCATTGCGGCCAGGTTGATCGGGTCGATGATCCCGAATGCGAGACCGGCTGCGAACCGTCCTGCATTGCCTGCGCCGCTCAGGTCACCGAGGTCTTGAAGGTCCTTCTGCTTGTCCAGAATGTTCTGCTTTATCCACGCTGCCTGGCCAGCTGAGGAAGCCTGGGCGAACTGTCCATGGAACTCAGGCCAGATTCCATCAGTGAGCTGCTGGTAGTTCTGCTCATCAAACGGGTTGTACTTCTCGTCAGGCTGGAGCTGGTTCCCAGCCCAGTGGTCGATGGCTCCAGGAATCCAGGAGTCCTGTCGCCACATTGCCCCCAGGTAGTCCAGCTTAGACATCCCCGCAGAACGCTCCTGCTTGTCCTGAGCTTGCGAATACTGGCCTGCTGGGAAGGGCATCTGCTGGACTACCGGTGCAGTGCTGGGGCTGACTTGTTGCTCAGCCCGGACTGCCTGTACAGCGCTATCAAATGGTGTCAAGTCTGCCATGTGCGGATTTAGTTGGAAGTCCGCGCGGCCTCCTTGATACCTTGGAGAAACGCGACAGGACCGTTGATCATGAGAGAGCGGAGGTTGTTACGGCGGATGTCCTCCCTGCGGTTCCCGTCCTTGTCCAGGTAGGTCACCTTCAGTGCATCGTTGAAGCCCGCGATGTCCTTCCGAGCGAGCGCCCCGATGGCCTTGTGGAACTGGCCGACATCGCCAACTTGGTACGCCACGTCTGTGAGTGCTGCCCGCTGAGCTTGGTTGATCATCATCCAGAGGCCAGGATTGACCGACTCCACCGCCTGCTTAGCGCGCTCGGTGTACCGTGGGAGGGTGACCTCCAGGAGCCGTGCGGCTTGCTCAGGGGTGATCTGCACGGAGCCGTTCTTGATCCCGTCGATGGACGTAGCGGGGATACCAGCGCGGCGGAAGTCTTCCCCGATGGTTCCTGCGTTGGCGTTCAGGTTGTAGCCGTAGCCGATGTTGTTTCCGGCCTTCGGGTTCGGGTCAGGAGTCGCCTTGAGTACGAGGCCTTCGCCCATCGCGGTGAGCGCTGCGGAGAAATTCCCGGACCCCAGGAAGGAGCCAGCTTGGTTCACCTGGAGCTTGGACCCCTGGCCGGTCAAGCGGGACCCTGCGAGGCCAGCGAAGGAAGCCGGGGCAGTGGGGAAGTTGAAGACGTTGTTCAGGGCTCCGTTGAATGCACCCTCACGGACCTTCTCAATCTGCCCTTGCGTGACATCGCTGAGCTGCTTGAGGTTTGTGGCCTTCGCCAGGAGCTCCGAGTTATCGATGAGGTCTTGCGACGTGGTGGTGCCGTTGCCCAGCTTCTGCTTCAGTGCGGCCATGGCAGAGCGCTCGTCAGCAGACAGCAGCTTGGTCGATGCTGTCTCCTGCATGATCTGCCCGAAGGTCACATCAGCGAGCTTGTGCACCGGAGCGCCGTTGATGAATGCTGCCAGCGTGTACTTCCCATCCTTGCCGTAGATGAGGCCCGGACTGACATCTTCGCCGTACTGCTGACGAGCCTTTTCCAGGTAGTTCTTCACGGCTTCCTGCGTCTGGTCATTCGCCTGATTCGGCGGGACCTGGAGGTCAACCTTGTTGATCGGGTCGTACACGAAGTTCGACTGCACTTGCTGCTGAATCCACGTCTTGGCCTGCTCGGAGCTCGCCGTGGGGTTTCGCGTGTAGTACTTCTCCAGTTCCAGCCGTGCCCACGCACTGGTGGCTTCCTCGTTCTGCGGGGAGCCGCCGAAGAGACGGCCAGCCACTGGGATGCGCTGATACCAGCTCGTGGTCAGCCCAGAGACCTCCTTGGCCACTTTCGTCTTCCATTGCGGGTCACTGGTGATTTCCTTAGCCATCTTCTGCGCTTCTGGCGAGACCGTCTGGTATGAGCTGTGGTAGGCCTGGCTGTCGTCTACGCCCGACGAGCGTTGCTGGACGTATGAGCCGAAAACGTTGGACGCTTTCTCATCAAAGTACAGTGAGCGAATCTGGTCAGGCATGCCAGCGTAAAGCGCTGCCGCCAGCTTAAACTGACTCGAAGGCGCTCCGTCTTTCGGGGGTACTGCATTGGTGGTTCCGTCGATGAGGGCCTTCAGCTTGCTGTTAGCGATGTCGCTGCGCCCTGAGCGGCCCGTGATGTCCACGATGGACTTGATTGCCTGTTGCACCTGCGGAAGCTGCGAGGGGTCCCCTGCAACCTTCCCAGAGGCAACCTGCATGAGAACACCCACGTCCGGCTGCTGGACAGTATCCAGAGCTGCCTGAGCGTCTTTCTTGTCGAGCGCCCACGCTGTACCAGAGCCCACTGACTGGACCGCCTGTACGTTCTGTTGGGCAGCGTCAGCGAGACCCTGGAGGCGTCGATACTCACCCAGCGCCGCCCCCGCGCTCTTGAACTGATTCAGCGGCCCGATGCGGTTCACGAAGTCATTGATGTCCGGCTGCTTGCCCTGGCTCGCTGCCTCTTCGTCAGCCACGGTCCGCTTGAAGAAGTCCGTCTGCTGCGCCTGCTCGATGCGCTGGTTCTGTTCTTCGAGTGCCCGATGTTGGAGCCGTGTGGCCTCAGATTGAATCTTCGGATTCATCTGCTGGAGCGTCAGGCCCGTGTGCGGGTCCTTGAACTGAGTGAACAGGTCAAAGAGCTCAGGCCGACCACCAGCTTGCGATGACAGGTTGTTGATCTTGTCCAGGAGCATGTCAGCCATCTCCGGCCGGGTCATCATGCCCATCTGACCACGCATCGGCTCCAGCGCCTGCTGAACCCCATCCCACATCTGCTGGAGGCTCTTGGTCGGATCCAGCACGCCATCAGCGACTGCGGAGAAGTTACCGAATGCGGTCTCCTTCAGGCGCTGGAACTGAACCTGAGCGTAGTCCTTGCGAACGCTGTCAGCCGTCGTGGCGACGCTCTTCGAAACCTGGTCGACAATCGCGGGGTCCGTGAGGCCCGCCGTGTGCTGCGCTACCTGCTCGTGCAAGAACTTCTCCGGGTCAAACCCGTCCTGGTTCTTGTGCTCCTGGTAGGCGCTCAGGATGTCCGTCTGTACCTGGTTGCCAATCTTCAGGCCCACCGCGTTGCGATAGCCCTGGGCGAACGTATCGTTGAACGCAGGGTCCACGCGGGAATCCGCAGACGGAGGTGGGACCTTGATGCCTCCGGTTTGTGCGTCGATGAGCCCTGCATCGCTGAGCTGGCCCTGAGCGGTGCCCGCCTTGAAAGCCTGCGTGGCGTCCTTCTGGTTCTCCAGGTTGACGTAGTGGTCCAGCGCTGGATTGAATACCTTCAGGCCATCAATCAGTCCCGCCAGTGTGGGGTCCTGAGCGGGAGCCTGATAGGTGTCCACCGGCCGCTCTTGGGGCTGGAAGGTGACCTGACGCTGGCCAGGGTCTCCCTGACCGCGCTGGGTGATTTGCTGAGTGTTCGGTGGCATGCCTTTCAGTGCGCTCGGTTAAGAGGTGTATGTGGTTTGTGGAACGGAGCCTGACGCCTGGAGCTTTGTCCGCTGGAGGTTGGTGTAGGAATTGACCGCACTGCCTGCAATCTGGAGGCCTGTCCCGATCAAACTCGGCTGCTGAATGCTTGCTGTTCGCGACACAGCCTGCGAGTAGTTGCCCTGAAGCTGGTTGACCATCTGCCGCTGCTGCGATGACGCATTCGCCTGCATTGTGGCGATGTCCTGACCAGCGTTGAAGTCGGCTTCGTTCCCCACGCGGTCGTTGCTGCCCCCGCCGTTGGTCCCAGAGTCGGCCGCAAGGGCCTGGAGGTGTCCCGTTTCGATCATCGCCTGGCGAGCTCGCTCTGACATCTGCTCGGCCGCTGCCTGGTTCTGCTGGGTCATCTCGTTTTTCGTCTGCAATACCTGCGAGTCGTAGGCTTCCTGAGCTGCATGCTCTTGCCTCCGCGAGGTGTCGCTAGCCTGCACATAAGAGGCAGCCGCTGCCGCCGCACTGATGGCCATTGAGGTAATCATCAGCGTGGTCATGGTCATAGTGGTTGGTTCACACATCGCGTACTCGGTAGAAGTGATAGAAGGGGGCGCGCGCTGCTCCGTAGTCCGACACGAGTTCCCCAATGGTGAACCCCAGACTACGCAGCCACGCAATCGACGCGGTGTTCTCTGCATGGACGAAATTGAACAGCGCGGGGTAGTCAGCCTGAACCCTGCTGACCCACACCCGCCCATCCTTCACGAGTCGCTTGGAGAATCGGTAGACTTCCGGAGTGGCCACCATCCAGGGGCTGCCGAAGCCGCCTACCTGAGCAACACCGTAGATGCAGATTGGGACATCGAGCTCATCGACCGCCACCCAGGCTTCAGCAGATACGCCAAGAGAGCGCAACAGGGGAGCTTCAGATTCATCACCTGAGGACAGTGCGATTTCCACTCGGTCCTGCTTGCGGAGCCTGGGGAAGAGGCTGAGGCAGTCCGCTGTTGTTGCCTTGCGAATCTTCACATGCGCCTCCCGAAGCTCACGAACTCCGCATCCCAACCAGCCGACTGGAACACGGAGGGCAAGTACGAGTCGTTGATGATTTCGATGCGCACCCCCTCATTCGCGGTCATCACTGGGAACCTGAAGGTGCCCGATTCGATGGACGGAACGCCGAGTGTTGCGGAGCTCGTGCCGAGCGTATGGCCGCTGAACTTGTAGGTGTACGTGTCGCGCGCCTTCGGCTGTACCTCAACACGGAAGTACCCGCTGTTGGTGAAGTCGAGATAGAAGCGGCGCAGCTTCAGCTTGCCATTCGTCATGGCCACCTGGTTCTGGTCCTTCGCGTATTGCTCCGAGAATCGATAGCGCATCGTGTAGTCCTGGCCGAAGAACACGGGGCCCGCCGTCCAGTCCCCCTGAGCGGTGACCGTGTAGCCACCACTCGCAGTGAACGGGATACGCTTACCCACCTTGCCAGTGAACGCCGTACCAGCGACCATCTGATAGCCGCTCGGCGGGACCGAGTAGGGGAGCGTGAAGCTCGTCGTGTTTGTCCCAGCGTTGTAGCTGCCACTGACATACACGCGGTGATCCAGATGAATCACGAAGCCCATCCCAACGTCTGACAGGTCGGACTGCAAGTCCATCGTCTCCAGGTACGTCCCATCGCTGCGATTCAGGATGAAGTAGCACCGGTTGTTGATGAACTCCGCGCCCAGCACGGTGGTGCCTGGATCAAACCTAAACTTGAACCATGCACTTTGCTGTTTGGTGTTGCCGGACCAGAAGAACTTGTACACATAAACCACGCTCGGATCATCCCGGCAGAGGGCCAGGAGGACATCCTCAGACGAGCTCGATACCAAGCTGAAGAGATTCGCTGGGATGTACGCAGGGACGTGCGCAGTTACATCGGTTGCATCATTGGTCAGCGTTGTGGCGTCCACGTAATACTCACGGATGCCCGTGTGCTGCCCTGCGGTGACTCCGAAGTAGACCGCCTGGCCAATACCTACGGGCCGCGCTTCGGTGCCGCTGTCAAACTCCGTGGCCACGTCTGCCTTGACGGTCTTCGGGCTCATCAGCTCCTGACCGCCAGTAAGCTGGAACTGGGTCTGGTCAGAGAACAGCAGAAGGCTCTTGTCAAACGGGACAGCGAACCTGAGGATGGAGACCTTGTTGGTCCCCACGTTGGTGTCAATCGGGTCCGTGTCGATGACCGCAGTGGCCGTCTTGCCCCAGAAGTTGTAGTACTCGCCAGCCCGCGACATGCACACGTTCTCGTCCGAGAGGAAGCCCAGGCGGCCACGGTAGTAGAAGATGTCCGCGATGGACCGGCCTACGAACGAGGGTGCGGGGTTGCTCACGTTGTCTCCCACCTTTCGCGGCTCCCAAGACACCGGGGAGAACGTGAAGGAACCATCAGCCTGCCGCACGAGTTTCCACGGCATGGTGTCCGGGACAATCGTGTTGGTCATCCCTGGCTTCGTAGTCTCCACCCAGGCGTTCCCATCCCACTTCACGTAATACGCGCTGGTGCCCCCTTGGGGGTCACCGGAGACCGTCATGGTGTAGCCGGTCTCGAATGTTGGAGGGAGCTTGCTGAATGTCGGCACGGCCTTGTTCATGTCCAGCAATGCGGTGTTGCCGTAGCCGTCTGCACACGATGCCTGGGTGATGTTCCCCGAGGTCTTCGTCACCTTCACGATGGAGGTGTTCGGGAGCACCGTGGCCGAGTAGCCAGCTCCCAATGCGGTGCCGAGTGATGTGGCCAGAGAGCCCGCGATGGAGTGCGAGTCATTGGCAGAATCGCCGGTGCCAAACGAGCCGGTAATACCATCAACGGTCACGAAGTATGTCATCACCGGCTGAGCAAGGGCCACATAGAAGTACGCCACGTTCCCCGGATTGGCAGCACTAGCGGCTCCCTGAGCTACCTGCTTGGACCTGTTCAGGATGAACGTGTAGTCCGCCACGGTGACGAACCCAAAGTCCTGCTGAGGATTCCCAGTGGATAGGTACGCGGCCCCGTTCGGGTAGTTGATGGTGCGGGGTGAGCCGTCGATGAGACTGTAGACCTGCAATGAGCCGTTGATCGCGAACACTACGTAGCGCTCAGTCGTTGACCGGTTGATAACGTGCACTGCTGCGTTCGTGATAGTCGAGCGGGTGAGAAGCGCCAGGTAGGACAGCGGGGGCCGCTTACGGAGCCCCGTGGCGATGGTCGGGTAGGCGTTCTCACTGAGTTCAGCCTGGGTGTCGTGGCGCAGCGTCGGGGGCTGCTGACTGACACCGTTGAAGAGGCTGGGAATGCTCCTATTGATGAGCGTCAAGCAGTGGACCCTTCGTAGAGAATCGCACTGTCCGGGCGCATCCATGCGTCAGCCACGCTGTAGCTGTCGTAGAACATGTTGTAGTCCCCGTTGTCCCCCTCAGCATCCTTCAGCGCAACCAGCGCTTTCAGCTCGTCATTCTCCGTGAGCCTGTCGATGGTGTCAGAGGTGAAGGAGGTGGCCTGGAAAGACCGGGCAGCGCAGATTGCGATGTACTGGCGTGCAGCCTGCGGGAGCTCATCCCATTCCATGAAGAAGACCACATCAGCGTACAGGTCGCGGTCCCAGATGTACGTGTGATTCTTCTTGTCGTACATGCGCTGACCACGCTGAGCCACCTGAGCGTCACTCGTGCGGCGGTCGATAGATGCCTTCAGCGCATTCAGTGGGAGTGTGATGGTGTTGTCACTGGCGCGCAGTAGGGGAAACCGGTGTTCCGTGTTGAAGGCCCAGCCGGTGGACTGGATGGTGCGGCTGAATTCGAGAAGCTTGGCGCGCGCTGCTGCAACGTCTGCCAGGCCTGAGTTTGTGATGCTGTTGACCGGGGACTCGCCAATGGCCGCGAGGCACATATTGACGGCTTCCAGCTCGGTCATAAAGGCTGATGCCATTGGGGAAGCCCTGAAGAATTAAACAAAAAAGGGGAGCCCTCCGGTTAAAGAGAACTCCCCTTGGGGTGCTACGAGACAACGAGCCAGTCTTCGGCCAGTACGTCAGTCTGCGAAGCGAGCCACGGGACAACTTCCCCAGTGGCAGTCTTCATGTCGATATGAGCGTGATACTTGACCTCAGTACCTTCCTCATAGATGCCCAGCAGCGGAGGGCGGTTCACCTTGAACGTGCTGCCGGGAACCAGGAAGAGGAACATCCCCTTCCCATTCCAGCCAGCACGAGCTACGCGAACTCCGCTCTTCAGGGCTACTACTGCTACCCCAAAGTCCATTACGTGGTCGTCAGCAGCTCCACTGCGCATTCCGGACGGAGCGAGCCGTGGCCCACTGCGTACTTCGAAACGATCAGCGTGCCTTGGCGGCGGATGTCGTACTGCATTTCCTGCGCCAGGTCCAGGAGCTTCACCGTGCCCACCGCTTCCTTCGTCGTGACCACCGCTGCGGTCTTCGAGAAGTCACCTTGGTACGCGGCCGGGCCCGTGGTGATGTTCGTGTTCGGGAGGTGGTTGGTCTTCTGGATGAAGGCACCGCCAATCTTCAGAATCGTCCCGTCCTTGTAGTCACCGTTGCCCACGGTCCAGTCGCGGTTCAGGAGAGCCGTCGATTGAGCCAGGAGGTAGTACTGAGCCGGGCGTACGAACGCGTTCTTCTGCGACGTTTCCGGGATGTCCTTCTCATCGAACGTCTGGACAGCCGTGTAGATGCCCGCTGCGAGGTCAACAGCCGAAGTCTTGTACAGCGTACCGCTGGACGTGAGCTGCGTGCCACCGTATGCGCCCGTAACGGTTGCCGAGAGGCGAGCCGTGAGGCACTTCACCTGGAGCACGTTCTTGTCCCAGTTCGCTGCGAGAGCGCGGCCCGTTTCGGCCGAGTAGATCGAACGGTAGTCGTAGTGATTCTTCGCCTCATCGATGTTCGCGATAAACGCGTCAGCGATCAGGAGGTCATCAATCGTGATGACTCGTTCGTTCACGTTCGACGTTTGGCCCACGATTTCCGTACCCGGAGTGTGGTAACGGGCGTTCACGCGCCACGTTGCCGGGAACTGAGCCGACTTGCCCGAGCTGATCGTGCGGACCGTGTGGAACGGCATCACGATGTTGTTCTGCTCGAACGCGGTCAGCACTTCACCGCCGTAGACCTTCAGGAAAAGAGCATCGGTAGCGCCCGCGCCATTTACCTGGCCGGGGCGAATGACAACTGCATCTGCCATTGTGTAAATCCTTGGATGAGTGAAAAGCGGCCAGAGGGTGGCCTTGGAGGGTTCACTTCAGAGGACATGCAGGCGTCGGACGTGTGCGAGGTTGTCTCCCCTCAGGGAGGCCAAGTGTTCCGTGCTGATGTACTTGAGGGATGGGTGGTTACTGCTTATGCGTCAGTTCGGGTTACCGGCTGAGCGGGGTAGAGCTCCACAAGGGTGTTCGTAGCGTCGCGCCACAAGATACCCATGCGGATTGCTTCGTGAATCGGAATGAGCTCGTTACCGTACTTGATGACCGTGCCATGATCCAGTGCAGGATTCGCCATGTCCATCTTGTTGGTCCCGAGGGGCCGCGCGGTGGCCAGCAGTGTCCCGCTGGTGTTCACCGTCGCGCCCTTCATGTGAAGGAAGCCCATCGCTTAGAAGGCCGTGGTGGCCGCAAGCTTGGCCTCAACCTTGGCCCGGAAAGCCGGGTCCTTGGCGTAGCGCGGGTCCTTCATGTCGCTGGTCATCTCAGCTCGCGATGCGTAGCCCGGAGCGCCAGCGTTGCCAGGCTTGCCACCCAGCAGGCCCGGTTCGCGGCCATTAGCGGCTTCGTAGCGAGCCCTCAGGCCAGCCACTGCAAGCTGCATCTGTTCCGCCGTACCGGTCACTGCCGTGTTAAACGCTGCGATTTCCGCAGCGTTGAAGCCAGTCTTGGCCCACTCGGTCATCTTCGCGAACTCATCCTTGCCACCAGCAATCTCGTAGCCCTGAGCGTTGCGCTGCTCGCCAAGCGCTGCTTGACCAGCGATGTACGCATCGACCATAGCCTTCGGGATGCCAGCCGTTTCGAGCTTCGCATACGACTCGTCAGAGAGCGCGCCAGCATTCTGGAACTCCTGACTGAACGTGTTAATGTCCAGGCCCTTACCAGCAAGCACCTCAGCGGCATCGCCAGCGGCATCGCCAGCGTTCTCCACCGGCTTGCCATCAGCGCCCACTGCGGGCTTCTCAGCGGCTGCTGAGGCCGGAGCTTGCGACTGTTTCTGCTCCAGCTCCTTGTAGGACTGAGCCCAAGCGGCCATATCTACCTGGCCAGTCTCTGCATTCCAGAACTTCTCCGGCACGTGCTCAGGGCGCGTTGCCGGTTCCGGAGTGACAGCTTGGGGGTTCGCTGCGTCGAACTTTGCGACCATCGCAGCGTCGTATTCAGGCGTGCCCGGTTGCGGGGTGTTGACCGCGTTCGGGTCAGCCGATGCGTTGGCCTTGTCCGTCATCAGAAGTCCATCCGATAGGCTTCGTGCGATTCGATCTGAACCGCACCTTCCGGAATCACGAAGCCGTCAGCGAGCGTCTTTGCCGGGGTCTTCGCTGCTTGCTTTTTCGATGCTTGAGCTGCTTCGGTCTGTACCGGCTCAGCCGATGCGATGGGGGTTGCGTCTGCCATTACTGTCCTTGTGTAGGTGCAGCGGCCTGCTGGCCCTGCATGTTCTGCTTCATGAGACCGCCAAGCTGGTTGACAGCGTTGGGGCCGAGCTGTTGGAGCATGTTTTGCATCTGCGCTTGCTGCTCTGCCGCTGCAATCTGCTCGTCCGTCTTGATGAGCCCATTCATGTCGATGCCCAGCGAAGCGCCAGTGCGCTTGATGAGGTCACCCATGTTCACGTATGTGGGGGCTACTTGAGGGCCGAGGGATTCCAGCGAGGTCATGAACTGCTGAAGCTTGGTGAGGTCGTTGCCACGCCCGATGGCCTCAATGCCAGTCGTGATGGCAGGCTTCACGGTGCCCTGAGGGAGGGCAGGAAGTTTGCCCTGGCGTTCCATCTGGAACATCACGCGCTGCACGAGGGGAAGCTGGAACTCCTGGCTCAGGGTCGAGTAGACACCACCCAGAGAGCTCTCCAACTCGTTGGCCATGTAGCGGATTTCCTCCGCAGTGACGCGCTCTCCGTTCCGCTGGATAGCGGTGTTCAGGAGGAACGCAAACGAAAGCTCTCCGGTGATCGTGTCACACGTCTGCTTTGCCACTGCGAAGTCAGCCTGCTTCTGCATCTGGAGCACGGTAACGTCTTCCGCATTGCCTTCCTTCACCGCTCCGGATTCGCTCTCAGTGAGCACGCGGAGCTTCGTGGTGGAGTTCGGCTTGACCAGGAAGAGGACCTTAGCGGCAGCCGCGGAGCCCTGTACGATGGCCTTGCGGAGGGCATTCAGTGACTGGAGGTCACCAAGGTACTCTTCCACAAAACCCCGGCCGTAGTCTTCGCCGTCCACCGCGATGAACCGCAGAGGAATCCAGGGGGACTTACCGAGCGGGTACGACCCATGAGATGCAGGGAGGTCGATGCCGTTCGCTTCCTGCCACACCTTCCAGTTCGTCTCAGTGCGCTTTACGCACGTGTAGACCTCAACGGTGTCGCAGTTATCGTCGTTGCTTTTGTTCGCCATGACAGCGGCCCGGATGTCGTCCGGTAGCTCCATGGGCGACACGTTCTCCTTCGTGATGATTTCGAGAACGTTCCCCATCGGGTCCCGCTTGACCACATAGCGGTCCAGACGGAACACCTTCATGCCCCCTTCAGGAGCCAGGAAGAACAGCACGTTGCCAGTCACAAGGAGAAGCTTGAGACCTTCGAACGCCGACGTGCGGAGTCCGCTGGTCTCGATGTTGGTCATCACCGAGCGCTCCATGCTGCTCAGCGCGTTCTCCACCTGAGCCCGCATCCCTTCACGGCCAGTGAGCTTGACAAGCATCACGTCGTCAATGACGAGGCGGAAGAAGGGGGAGTTCGGTGGAAGCAGTGCGAGAAGTAGCTTGGCTGCCAGATTGTTCACCCCGCGAGCACCAAGAGACTGGTACGGGGTTCGGAATCGGGTGGCGCTGGTGGTGCCTTCTGGGGGAAGTAGGGTGGGGATGGTCAGCTTAGCGCAGTCACGCCCGCGTTCTAGGTACGCGTAGCGGTCACCGCTCAGCTTGTCATACCTGCCCCGGAGACTGCTTTCAGCATCGCTCATCCTTGCGGGATGGTGAGGCCGTTGGCTGCTGTTGCTGCCGTGGTGGGATTGGTCAGGTCGATGCGCAGCGCATTACGCCCAGCCGATGTAGCCCGTTGACCGCCTACCGTGTTTGCGTTCGGGGTGTTGTCGGGATTGGCCATCGGATTGGGTGCCTGCTGCGGAGCGACCGGCTGCTGCTTGGGAGCGTTCGGCGCGGACATGCACATGGGGAGGAACCTCAGGAGGGGTCGTTAGCCTCTGCATACTTCGCGTGCAGGACTTCGACTAAGCGGCGCTCTCCGACCTTAATCCAGAGTTCTTGAGGGGAATCTTTAGGGTCGGGGAGGCGAAGGGGATACAGCTCATCGAGTGCCTTCAGGAGGTCTGAAGTGATGAGGCTGCCAATGCGGGATGAGAGGGAATCAGACATACGCCCTATAAAGCATCAGTTAATCTGCAAAATTGGCGTAGAGCGAGAGTCGGGGTTTAGGATGACTAACCCGCTGAAACCCAGTGATTCCGGGCGTCAGCGGGTACTGCTCAGTCTTCCAGCAGTCCGTCGATGATGAACTGCTTGTACATCTCCAGCGAATGGATGGCCTTGTCCAGGTCCTCCAGCCGCTTGGCCTTGTCGCCCTTCTTGCGGGTGATGTACTTGATGGCCGTGTGCTGACATGCGTTCAGCCCGTTGGCCACCGAGTACTCCATTGGTTGAATCTTCAGGCCCGTGTAGTGGGAGCCGCCGACTTGACGATGGAGGGCCCCGACTTCATCCACGATGGCTGTCTTGGGATTGCTTCCGGTGAGCCTTTCGAGGTTGATCGGCTTCCACTCGGGAAGCACGGAACCGCCGCGCGTCTCCGAGCTCATGCACGGCCAGCAGTCTTCATGAATCTCACCCTGGCGATGCTTCGCGCACGTATTGCAGTCTCGTTCTTGGCTCAAGCTTGGTCCTTGTAGTCGTTGCAGAGGGCGGGAGTGGTGAACCACTGAATCACTTCACGTTCCTGGACCAAGCATCGGACGGCCCCATTGCTGAGGTCAATCTTCCCGTGCTTGCAGTCCAGGCAGGTCCTACCGGTATTTACTGCGGGTTCCAAAGAATCACTTCCTGTTTCTTGAAGTCGTAATCCGTAGCGCGGCAGATGCGCGCCACACGTGCCTGGAGAAGGGCATCCTCTTCAGTCAGCCCCTTGCGCACATAGGCGGACCTTACGGCCTCCCACTTGCCCTCTTGGAGGATGGCCTGAGCCTTCACCGGACCAATCCCAGGGCAGCCCCTGTAGCCGTCCGTGGTGTCCCCAATGAGGGTCTGGTAGAGATGGAAGTAGTCCGCCTGTTCCTCAGCGATGAGGCGCGGCTTTGTGTCCTTAGCGGGATTCCAGAGCCAGCCGGGAATGGTCTGGAGGTCCTTGTCTTCGGATACGATGATGCGTTTTCCGGGGACGAGCTTGGGGTGCGTGGAGAGGATGCCCATGATGTCATCAGCTTCCATAGTGGGCTTTCGGTAGCTGCGGTAGTGCTCCGCAAGGTAGTCCTTGCAGGCACTGAGGTAGACCGGGCGCTTCGAGTAGTCGCGGTTCGCCTTGTATTCCGGATAGATGCCGATGCGCCAGCCTTCTTCAGTGGGGCACGAGAGGCAGATGATTAGGTCGTCTGCCTTCGTCTTTGTCAGGTACTCCTGCATCAGCTCATCGAGCCGTGGAGCTACCTCTTCCCACTCATCTACCTGGGTGCATTCGGTTACCTCCCCGGTATCGTCGTCTTCGAACTTGAAGGTGCGCTGAGCCGTGGAGGCAATCTTGAATGCAACGATGTCCGCGTCAATGAGAAGCGTGGTGGTCAACCGGTCACCGCCTTCCACTGAGTGACTGTCACCTGGACCGGCTCCACCTCGTTGGCTTCCGTATCGCCATACTCGCAGTCGCTCCAGTAGCTTCCCGAACGGTTCTGATGGACGGCGTAGAACTTGCCCGTGAGGGTGTCCTTCAGGATGTCCGTGCGGAGCTCGTACTTGCCGTCACTTTCCCAAGCGCCACGCTCCACTTCTTCCAGCCGCTCGTCTTCGTCATCAAACAGGCGGATGACGTCAGCGATGGTGAGGGCGCTCATGCGAACACCTCCGTGTACTCCCGGAAGCGGAACGGCACGTACAGGCTGAACTCCGGGAAGCGTTCCTTGAAGCGCTCCCAGCGGCGCATCGAGCGGTCGAACTGGTGCTGGTCTTCGCAGTGTGTGAGGGTGAAGGAATTGTCCGCCACATCCCCGATGAACGCACCAGTAAACCCGAAGTCCAGGTCCCCGCCTCCTTCATACCAGCACTGGCAGATGCCGAAGTCGTGATGCTTCACGCGGTCCAGCGGGTCCATGCCGGGAGCCAGCACGATGACCTGAACCGGCGGTAGGTGGATAGCCCCCATATCAAACGGGTCCACCGATTTGCGAACTTCGTACACGTGCGAGACTTCGCTCTGACCAGCCTCACCGATGTACTCAGCGGCCAAGCTGGGGTTCACGTGCAGGGCCCCGAACGCAGCTTGGAGCTTGCTGACCAGGTTCGGCTCATGAGCAACGAACACGTCGATGTCTTTCACCGGCTTGCCCAGGATGTGGTCCCGGACTGCGCCGCCTGCGATGAGGCCTTTCACGCCTACTTCCTGGAGTTGCGCCAGGATGCTGTCAAACTGCTCGATGAGATTCACTGTCGTGCTTTCCTCATGACTGATTGTGTGGTTCCCCATGCGGCCAGCGCAGTGCGCGCTAAGGCGCACCGTTGGCTGATCGTCAGGGGGTTTCCGTTGAGTTCCGTAGCGATGCCCGCGATGGTGAGCTGGCGATGCGCTTCCAGGAGTTCGGCCGTGTGGAAGGCCATAAGCTGGTCGTGGGTCATCGACATGCGCGGTAGTCCCAGGTGTCGTGGCAGTCGTACCGCCAGCTCCAGTCACTGCCTTTGCGCTCTACAACCTCAAGCCAGCGGCAGTCACCCTTGCCGACCCGAACTGGAAACCATGCGAACCACTTGTGCCACTCTTCGAGTCGGTATCGCTGTTCCCTCTGTCGCCGCTCACGGGCGCGCTGCTTCTCTTCACGGGTAGGTCCGCAATTGAGCTTCACTGCGGGTCCTCCTGGAACTGCTCAATCCGCGCCTTGTCCGCGTTGCACGAGTTGAGCTGGTTGTCATATGCCTTGATGCAGTCCACCAGGTCCCCGTTAGTTCCCAGCCGGCACACCGCTGATTGCGTCCGTGAGGTGAGACTTTTCGGGATTGCCACTGTCTTGGTCTCGGTGACAATCGGAGCTTCGGACTGCGGTGCGTTCGCACAGGCTACGAACAACAGCGGCAGGGACAGGCTCAGCAAGCCAAGCTGGACCAGCCGGGACTTGCCCCGCGGCCTGATGCATCTCTTGATGGAACGCCGCGTTGTCTTCATGGATGTGTTGCTCACTTCGAGCTTTCTCCTGGGTGATGTTGTCGAGCTGCTGGAGCTTCTTCACGGCCACGTCAGTGGCGCTCGAAGCCTTCGCAGCGTCAGCCTTCAGGGCCGCGTTGGTGCCCTTGAGCTGCGTCGTCTGGATGAGGTTCTGGTTGTGCTTGTGGACCCCGTAGGTCCCGATGCCCAGCAGAGCGAGGGCCAGCACGATGAGGGCAACCGTGCGGATGCAGAAGGACTGGAATGGGATCACTTGAACCACCCCTTGCGTCGCGGCGGTTGACCTCCAGCGAGCTCGGGGCTTAGCTTAGGCTTCCCATCCAGAGCGTCACGCAGCAGGATGTAGAGCGGACTCTGATACGAATCCCTGAAGTCGTCCGGCGTGTACGTGGATCGATAAAGCGCATTCTTTACTTCATTCGCCTCTGCTTCGGTCAGGCTCAGCGTCACGAACTTGCGAGGCTCCGTGATGTCCTTCGTCTCGATGTTGATAGATGCCATCAGTGGACCTCCAGCCAGGCTTTACCTTTCCGCGTGGCGAACCACTTGCGGCCATACGTCCCGCGCTCCTGCTCGGTCGTGATGAGGCCCATTGAAGCGGCCATTGCCACGTACCCCGCGTTCACACGAGCGAAGTCACATTGGAGGCTGAAGCCGCCGTGCTGAGCCACCGACAGGACCTCAATGAGTCTCTGCCCAGCTTCGGCCGATTCCGTACTCGCCATCGAGCGGGCACTTGAAGTTGAAGTACTCGCCAGCTTTTTGGATAGCCCGGACAGCCAACTTCCCAACTGTTTCACCATGTTCTTCGTCTATCTCGATTTGCCATTCGTCGTGAACGTTCGCAACGAATTCGTAATGAACCCCCGGCACGAGACCCAACGCTTGGATGTCAGCGTCGAGAATGCACAGGGCCTTTTTCATCTGGATTGCACCTGCGGATTGCAGGAGGGTGTTGAGCGCTGAGTGCTGCGAACGGATGTGCAAGATGCAGCCGTCGAGACCACGGAGGAAGCCGCGTTCCTTGACCGCCTTCTTGACGCGCTCCACCAGCTTCCCGAGGGCGGGGAGGTTGCGCATGAAGTCCGTGCGGGATTTCTTCCCACGGCTCCGTGCTTTCTGTCCCTTGACCCGCGTGAGGATGAAGCCGAGCTTCTCGTCACCGGCCCCGTAGATGAACGCGTAGAACCACGTCTTGGCGATGTCGCGGCCACTCTCGCCCTCGAAGTACTTGCCCTTGGGGTCCAGCCCGAGAGCCCGAGCGTTGACAGAGTGGATGTCAGTGCCCTGGCTCTTGTCTCCCTCCAGGACCACCTTCACGTACTCGCCACCGTCATACGCGGCCATGTACCCAGCGAGGTCACGGAGTTCCAATGCGGCAGCATCTGCGCCCACCAGCACCTTGCCTTTGGGAACCACGAATAGAGCTCGGCACTCCTTCCCGAACGGGGAGTAGCTGGCTGGCACCTGGCCCATGTTCGGTCGGCTGTGGGTCATCCGCCTGGTCACTGCGCCATTCGGATTCACCGAGCCGTGCATGCGCCCGTTCTTCTCGTTCTTCAGCCAGGCTTCCTTACCCTCAGCCAACTGACCGAGCCGCTTGCACACCATCAGGTACTTCACGAGTGCCTTGGCTTCGGGATACGGAAGCTGGCTCAGGATGGTTTCATCCACCGTTGGCTTGCCGTCCTTACCGAACTCGTCAGGCCTCCATCCGTACAACCTGCGGAACCACAACGCGATGTGGTCACGGCTCCCTGGGTTGAACTCGGTGAGCTTGATCTTCTGGAACGGAACACCAGCCACGTAGCCGCGCTTCTTGTCGTCCCGCTTCGGCGTGAAGAGGGGACCATCACGCATCCACATGGGCTTGAAGACAGTCGCAAGTTCCTCTTCGGTCTTCAGCTTCTCCTTGACCAAGAGAGCCAGCAGGCGAGCTGCTGCTTCTTTGTCGAACATGAAGCCGTGCCGTTCCTGTCGGGAGAGAATCCAGGCCACACCATGCTCAATCGCAATGGCCTCCCGCGAGTACTCCTTGCTCTCCAGCTTCTGGAACAGCTTCAGAGTCACTGCAGTGTCCTGGACACAGTAGTCCTCCATTGCTTGGTTCCAGCGCTTCCACTTTTCCTTCTTGCGCGTGGCTTCGTCAGCGATGTTCGGGTCGCCCTGATAGTCGCCCTTGTAGTCACCCAAGCGGTAACCCCAGGCCTCCAGCGACTGTCGCTTGCGAAGGTTGCCGGGGAGCTTGCCCTTCTCGTACAGCTTGGTGTCGATGTCCCAGAGGTCCGGATAGACCAGGCGCGCGTACACCAGCGTGTCAATGAAGCGGTCTGAAGAGGTGGGGAGGGTGAACCACGAGTACAGCTTTTGAATGGCTGGGATGTCGTAGCTGATGCCGTTGTGCCAGGCCGTGAAGTCAGCAGCCATCGCCATCTGAAGGCCAGCTTCGATGGTCATGATGGGGGACTGCGAGTTGAAGACGTGGACCTTGTTGGTGTCGATGTCTCTCAGGACGATGCAGTGAATCTGCGTGATCTGGTCCAGGAGGCCATCGGATTCGATGTCACCAATCAGACGCATCCATTACCACCCATACGACGAGTCGGTGATGTACACCTGAGCGTTAGAGCGGAGCTCGTTCTGGACTGCGTGGCGGCTGTTCCGCGTGATGCGAATGAACCAGCGGAAGCCGCGTTGCTTGGCTGGCTGGCCGCGATGCCACGAGTGGACGTTGAACTCAGCAACCTGACCAGATTCAACATGCTGAGC